CTTAGCAAGTTCAGTATCGCCTTTACCTATAGTCTTGACTAGGTTCTCCTGCATCATGCGCATGCCGTCCATGATAATCTTGGAGCGCGCTGTATAATCTTTCTCGCGGATAACCTTGTTGATTAGATCATCAACTAGATCTTGCGGTACTTTTGCTGATGTAAACCAGTCATTTAGACCACGAGCAAGTCTATCCATATCATTCAAAGGTAGGATAGTTGAGCGAACATAGATGTTCGTAAGAGCCTTTTCAGCCTTCTCAACGAATGCTATAGCCTTCTGATTAACTGGCTCAGATAACTTAATCAAAGGATTCTTGCTGTTAAGAGCCATCTGTGTACGGAATAGCAAGCCACGAGCAATCTGTGGATCTGATTCAGGTGATGCTAGGTGACGTAGGAATACTGAAAGTACGCCTTCTACTGTATCAGCCTGTGCTAATTCGTCAACAATTTCCATGTCTAACTTGCGTCCGAATAGTCTATCTAGGCGCATAGTGTTCTTCTCGCCAGCAACCACTTCAGCAACAGCAAGGAATCGCTTACCAAATAGGTACTTCATAGCCTTAACACCATCACCAGATAGCCCACCAAATAGCGAATCAGTTAGACCAACTTCAGATGCAAAGAATTCTTTAGCGTATCGAGTATCACCAATCTGCATATCAAGATCCATAACCTTAGCAATACCGATATTATCGGGATCGTTAAGCATCATCTTGAGGAGTTCTGGGTCCTTAGATGCATAGTCACGTAGAGTTTCGATATCTTTCAGGCGTTGTGCCATGGCAGCCTGCTCAGCCTGAGCATCATTGAGAGCCTTCTGGCTCTTGGCTAGGCCTTGTTCTGCTCTTTCGATAGAACTATCTATCTTAAACATAGCCTGTGCGCCGATAGCAGGATCAGCAGATTCAGCTAGAACTTCGCTGATCTTGACCTTACGGGCAGCAACGTTATCTACGTTAGTGAGAACTACGCCCCCTATATCATCAAAGATTGAACGTACGTTAGAAAATCCGTCCACCTTATAGATATCTTGAATCAAATCTACTACATACGCCATAGCGCGTTCATCTTTGAATACTGCTACAGTTTTTAATGTCTCAGCGAGAGGTGCAGCGGCTGTATCTTCTAGCATTGTCATGACTACACGACTGATAGATTCGTTTTCGTTTCTTAACTTCTCGAATACTTCACGTGTAGATGCTGGCAAAGTAGTATCTTCTGGTGCTGCTTTGATACGATTAAGTAATTCTGTACGGCGCTTTAGTTCCTGTGTGGCTGCCTTCTGTGACATCTTAGATGTGTCATCAGCTAAGTCAAGTAGTTTAGGAGCCTTTGCTCCAAAGTAACGAGCAACGAATTCATCGTTACCACGTGTAGCAAATGCTAGTGCGCCAGCCTGTGGTAGTTCATCAAAGAATACTCCACCAGGGAATGCTCCACGTGTATTGTAGTAATCCGCAGATAACTTAGACAAAGCATCAACAGATTCTTGTTGCTTGCCTGTATTCATGCGTTCAATTATGAACTCGCCAATTGCACGGTTGTCTAGGGCTACGCCCTCTGGACCAGCAAGGTTTGTAGCATTCTTGCTATCAGCAGCAAATGCTTTAGCAGCGGCAATATAGCCTGCTTCAATACGTGCCTGCTGTGCTTTCTGATATGCCTGCTCTGCCTTGAGGTACTTGTTTTCCGCTTGACGAGTAACTTCCTTAGCAAGGCCAGAACGCTCTTTGAGGAGCTTATTTTCTTCCTTGGTAAGGCGAGCTGCCTCAGCTAAACGATCAGATTTTTTCGCTAATTCATTTTGGGCATCAATTGTAGCCTGTTTAAGAGCCTTGCCACCCTTACCGATCTTAGTTACAGCACCAGGACCAATCCAGATTGATGGGTCTAAAGCGATGTTTAGAGTGGCATCAATGATGCCTGACATCACCTTGTACTGTGTACTGTTGGGGTCAGAACCTACAGTTTTCATAGCAGCACGTCCAAGAGTGAACGATTTGCCATTGATAAGTCCGTAAGCGCTCATAGCCTTAGCCTGAGCCTTCTGTACTTTAGACTTTTCCCCAATAAAGAAACCTGAACCTGTGTCTACCTTAGTTGGATTAGCCAAAAATTGGCGAGTAAGCTGACCAATCTGTGTGGTTTCACCAAACATGGCGGTAGGAGATAGGTTTGAAATCAACTCTTCTACGCTTGGCTTCTGCTTTTGCGTAGCAAGTGCGTAAGCGTCACGTCCAATTGTGCTTACATATTCGTAAGGTGCGCGTAATGCAGAGAAAAGCACACGCGAAGTACCTTTAAGTCCACCATAAAGTACATCTCTGATGTCTGCTGCTAAAGATTTATCATTATCTAGCGCAGATTTGATGTTTTTGGTGTTAAGTAAATCTTGTTTTAGTTGTGCAAGTCCATCAACTGAGGCAATCTTGCCAATTCCAGGTGTATCTGGCTTCAAACCAAGCTTGACTGCAGACATAATGAAGTCTTTGCTTTGGTTTGGATAAGCATTTACCCAGGAATTAAAGTTCTGATACTGGGTAGGCGAAAGCATAGCCATCTCGGATTGAATAACTCGATCAAGTTGTGACTGTACATTATCAAAAATGCCAGTCATCTTGATCTTTTTATTCTTCGCGGGATTCCACGCGTCTAATGGTGAACCCACTAGCGTCCCTCTTCTTCAAAAGCCTCTACGATGCGACGTAATTGTGGACTTGGATTGGCCATGTACATAGCTCTAGCAAATGTTGCGAGCTGATCTGGTGCATCTACAGGTGTCATAAGCGCTTCAGAACCAGGTCCATCGCCTACATCTACACCAGCAGTGATAGGTTCATTAGGACGCTGCGTAGGTTCAAAGATTCCAACTGTAGGAACTGGAGGAGTACCCATAGCTGTAGGCATAGGCATGGCTTGAGCCATAGGAGCACCTTGTGCTAACTCTGTAAGTTCTGCACGTTGTCCATACTGTCCACCAGATGCGTTTTGAATCTTAGCTTCGCGCTGAATCTTAGCAGCGCGGTCTAAATCGGTACGGCGAGCACCCTTACCAACGCCTGATACTCTCATACCTTCAGCCATTTAAGATCCTATCCTTCGTACTTATCGAAATACATTTTCTCGTCTAGTGCATGCTCTAGCATGCCACGATATTTCAATGGTGATCCAACACCATCACTCCATCCAAATACTAAGAAACCTTCTTGGTCACTCATCCACTCTGTGATGATGTACCATCCAGTTGGAATGTAACCTTCCAATTCTTTTCTTTGAGAAAGTTGTCTTAAGAAATCATTGATTGGTTCTGCGAACTCGTCCCCGGCCATCTATTAGCCCCCAAGTCCTGCCAATATTGATGCTAAGTCTGGTGCTTGTTGAGGGACCCCACCAGAAGGTAATCCAGGAGCGGCTGGGGACGGGGGAGCCTGCTCAACTGGGCCTTGTGCGCCTGGTGGAGTCATTCCTTCCTGCATCGGTGGTTGTTCAGGAGCCTGTGGAGGCGTGAACACGGCCAATGCAGCAGCTTCTATACTGTCGCCCTTTTGTCTACGTTCGATAACATCTGCAATCTTCTGAATCAAGGCTGAAGGATCTTGTCCTTGGCTAGCCATAGCAGGGATTGCTTGTGCAGTTGCGGTGATAGCAGCACTTAGATTATCGCGCATCTTTTCAACTTCAATACGCTGTTCTTCTTGTGATACGTTCAAACTCCAGTTAAGTTCTCTACGAACAAAGTCTTTAGATACAAGATCTGCACCCAAGGCTTGAAGGGAGAAAATCAGAGCACGCGATGGGTCAAGACCAGCCATCAAGCCGTAGCGAACTTCAATTGTGTGGTCGCTTTTAATATCCTTGCTTGGCATGTACTTTAACTCGTACGGAGTACCCTGCGATACGCCTCTGACGCTCTTCTCTTCATTGAAGAGTCTTTCATCCATATCAAAGCACATCGCGATGACTTCTTCAAATGTCTCAGCAAGAATGATTTGACCAGCCTTGACTTGAGAATCGAAAGCACCGAGAAGTGCCTGGACACCTTGACCAGTAATAATACTTGCGTCAATGTTTCCAGTTCTACCTTCAGGATAACGAGCACCGAGTCTGAGTTCAGACTGTAACGCTGCTTGCTCCTGAAATGCTGCTTGTGGTATATCCAATCTGACTCTACCAATGCCTTGTGGGTTAGCAGTTCGGATAACTGCATCAGGACCCATTGGCATATCGAGAACATCGTTTGGCACAACTAGCGGAGCTTGTACTGCTTTCTCAGCAGCCTCCATTGCTAGGTTTGCAAAACGAGCACGTGCTAGTTGGACATAGAGCACATCGTCAAATTGTCCCCGTGCTTCATCATCAATACCAGGACGGCGCGCAACCTTTACAGTCATCTTACCCATAAGGTTACGTGCTGCGCTTAGTATGAGATTATTACGGCTTGGTACGAAAAGAACAGTTACATCCTTATCGGTGTAACGGATCATCTCTACAAGTGCGTTTGTATCTTGATTAAAACCAAGTTTACCCAGAAGCGCCCCCGCATATTCTGGGTAGTCATTGGCGAGTTCGCCAATAGTTTTCATGTATCGCTTGGCATAGGC